GAGAAGAGAATAAAACTCGCATTAGAAAACCCTTTATCACAAATGTAGCATGGCTAAAACACCCTCTAACGAATACTTTACACCAGTTAAAAAAAGGACTAGTATAGGGCGTTCTTCACGCAGTAGGCCAAAGAACAAAAACAAAAGACGTCAATATGTTAAATACAGGGGGCAAGGATGACCAAATTATGTCCAAGAGGTAAAGCCGCAGCAAAGCGTAAATTTAAGGTTTATCCTAGTGCTTACGCTAATGCATACGCATCAAAAATTTGTGCAGGAAAGATTAAAGATCCAAGTGGCACTAAAAGAAAAGATTTTAGAGGACCGAAACCAAAAGCTATGGGCGGTGTTATTAATTTTAATGATATTTCACAAAAAAGAAAAAAAGTTTCTGCCATGAATAAAGGTGGTATTGCAAAAGCTTGCGGCGCTATTATGGAAGGCAAAAGAAAAAAAACTCAGTTTAGCTAATGGCTAGTGGTTTAAAAAAATGGTTTGCTCAAAAATGGGTAGACATAGGTAGTAAAAAGAAGGACGGTTCTTTTGCAAAGTGTGGTCGTTCAAAACAAAAAAAGGATGCAAAAAGAAAATATCCAAAGTGTGTTCCTTTAGCAAAAGCAAGACGTATGAGTGAAGGACAAAGAAGATCAGCGGTAAAAAGAAAAAGAAGTAAAGCTCAAGGTGTTGGTGGTAAACCTACTAATGTTAAAACATTTGCAGCTAATGGCGGTTTGATTTCAAATCAAAGAAGAGCTGGAGTTGCACAAAGAGGGTTTGAATTTAAAGGTGTCTTTTAAAAGAGATCCAAAAAAAGGCACTGGTAAAAAACCAAAAGGCAGTGGAAGAAGACTCTATACAGATGAGAATCCAAAGGATACTGTATCTATTAAGTTTGCTACGCCCACAGATGCAAGATCCACAGTCGCAAAAGTTAAAAGAGTTAACAAACCGTTTGCAAGAAAAATACAAATCCTTACAGTCGGAGAACAAAGAGCAAAAGTGATGGGTAAATCACAAGTAGCGAGTATTTTTAGAAAGGGTAAAGATGCCATTAGAAGAGGACGTAAAACAAGACGTACGTAAATGGTCAGAACTTTTTTTAGAAGTTCCAAATCAACATTTAGGTGGATATCCTGCTTGTCCGTTTGCTAAAAAAACATGGGCTGATAACAAAGTTCTTGTAGAAGTAAAACGAAAACACAAGTGGTATAAATCAGAATTAAATGGTCACATACAGCAATTAGATTTTTCTGTGCATGAACTCTTGATATTTTGTGACCCTTATTTTAATTATTCACTTGAGGAGTTTCAAAACGTAATAGATGAGTACAATACTTGGTATAATAAAAAGGATATATTTTTTATGGGTTTTCATCCCCACAACCCAGCCAACGAGGAGGAACAAGAGTTTCTTGTCACTCCAAATGGGAACACCCCTATTGTAGAGGACGCCATAGACTACTCTATGATGTTAGCACAAAAGTTCTCGCAATTACAGGAAGCTTCTGATAAACTACACAAGGCTGGTTATTACGATAAGTGGCCAAAAGGATACTATCAAGACGTTGTAGTATCTAGAGCTAAAACCTATAAACGAATATTCGGAGGTCAATATGATGGGTAAAAAGAAACAAGCCATGATGAAACGTGGTGGTAAAGTTAAGAAAGGTAAGAAGAAACAAGTTGCTAAAAAACGTGGCGGTGGCATGCTAGAAATGATGGGCGGTGGCGCTATCAAACCTAAGAAAAAAATGGCCATGGGCATGATGGGTGGCGGTAAAGCCATGAAAGGCAAAAAGAAAGCTGTCAAAAAACGTGGCGGCGGAATGTTAAAGAAAAAAAAGTAGATGCCAACATACGCATCGACAGCTAGCTTTGATTTGACAATTGATCAAATCTGTCAAGAAGCTTTTGAACGTTGTGGTTTGCAAATTCGTTCTGGTAATGATTTGCAGACTGCAAAACGTTCTCTTAATCTCATGCTTGCGGAATGGGCAAATAGAGGTTTAAATCTTTGGACAATACAGCTACAAGAAAAAACTATTGCAGCAGATACAACTAATTTAACTGGTGCAAGTTTGTTTGGTTCAGGCGCTGACGCTGCACAACAGATAATTGATATAACAGATGTTGTAATTAGAGACAGTAGTAATAATGATTATTCTGCTACACCAATTAGCAGATCTACGTATTTGAACTATACAGTTAAAACGACCAGCGGAAGACCAACTCAATACTATTTTGAACGTACGATAAACCCAAGACTATATCTATATCCTGCAGCTGATACAACTTACACTCTAAAGTATTATGCTCTTCTTCGAATGAAGGATGCGGGCGATTACACAAATAACGCTGAGATTCCGTTTCGTTTTCTTCCATGTATGACTGCTGGATTAGCTTATTACATATCCATGAAAAAAGCGCCAGAGAGAATGCAAGCTTTAAAACTTTTATATGAAGACGAATTTAAAAGAGCTGCTGATGAAGATGGAGAAAGAACAAGTGTGTTTCTTACACCTCAAAATTATTATCCTACAGGTGGTGGTTATTAATGGCTAGATACGCTACAGGAAAATTTGCACAAAGAATTTCAGACAGATCTGGTATGGCTTTTCCTTATAACGAAATGGTCAAAGAGTGGAATGGTTCAACAGTTCATATTAGTGAGTTTGAAGCTAAACATCCACAACTAGATCCAAAGTACCATCCAACTGACGCACAATCATTACAAAATGCAAAACCACAAAAAGCTGATGCCACTGTGCCTTTGCAATTTGTAAAAACTCAAGGTAATATTTTTCTATCATCTGGCATGCAACCTTTTACAGACAATAAAGATACGGTGGCAGCGCTTAGCGTTGGAAATGTAAGTGTGGTGATATCATGACAACATATTCAGAATTAGTTACACAAATAAGAGATTACACCGAAACTGATAGCACAGTATTGACTGACATAATTGTCAATGATTTTATCGAACACGGTGAAAAAAGAATATTTAGAGATGTTGATTTAGATATATTTAGATCTTATCAATATGCAACTCTAACACAAGGTGTGCCTTTCGTATCATTACCTGGTGCAAATTTAGGACAGTTGGCTTTTATTAGGTCAGCTCAAATATATGACTCTGCAAATCCAGTGAGATACTACCTTTATCAAAAAGACATTACTTTTATGAATGAATATTGGCCAAATCGTAATACTGAGGCACAACCAAAATATTATGCAATGTGGGATCAAGATACAATATACCTTGCGCCTACACCAAATTCTGCATATAATATAGAATTAGCTTTGAACAAGCAAGAAGACGGGTTGTCAAGCTCAAACACTACAACATGGGTGAGCACAAACGCACCAAAAGTCTTACTTTATGCCTGTCTTGTAGAGGCATTTAGGTTTCTTAAAGGTCCTGACAACATGCTTCAATATTATGAGCAAGGCTATCAACAAGCATTACAAGGCTTGCAAATTGAACAACAAGGCAGAAGAAGACGTGATGAACACTATGATGGTGTAATTCGTTTTCCTCTAGACTCAAAACAACCATAAAGGAGATATAAAATGGCAATATCATCAGCAATATGCAACACCTTTAAAGGGGAACTTTTAGAAGGTAAGCATAACTTTTCGTCTGGTAGTGGTCATACATTCAAGATAGCTTTGTTCACTTCATCAGCTTCCTTGGGTGCATCAACTACTGATTATAGTACATCAAACGAAATAACTAATACTTCAGGATCTGCGTATACTGCAGGTGGAAAAGCATTAACAAACAACGGTGTTACAAGCTCATCTGGAGCTTCAACAGCATTTGTTGACTTTGCAGATGCTCAATTTACATCAGCAAGTTTTACAGCTAATGGAGCTATGATTTATAACACTACTACAGCAGGTGGTTCAGGAACAACTGACGCTGTTTGTATATTAGCGTTTGGTGGTGACTTTACTGCAAGTAACGGTACGTTTACTATTCAGTTTCCAACTGCCGACACAAGTAGCGCTATTATAAGAATTGCATAGGAGAAGCTAAATGGCTTTTATCCTAAACGATCGAGTTAAGGTTACCTCGACCACACAAGGCACAGGTGTATTTGCACTTGGTAGTGCCACTGCTGGTTTTGAAACTTTTGCAACTGGTATAGGTGGTAGTAATACCACGTACTATGCAATTGCTCATCAAAGCTCAGCAGAGTTTGAAGTTGGTTTTGGTACATTAGATTCTGATGGTGACGCATTAACTAGAACTTATATTATTAACAGTTCAAATAGTGATGCTGCTGTA